TACAACAAAGAGCAAGTAATCGAATTAATCAATAAGCTAAACAATGAAAGCAAAAGACAAAGCATGGCAACTGTACTCGAACTATTTTGATTTAGTTGAGGGTGAAAAGCAAGAGGGTAACCTTGTTGATGTGCATATCAAAGCACTTAACTGCGCAATCCTTTGCGTAGATGAAGCAATCAGCAACGCACCTAATGACATCATGCAAGACTTTGAAGGCACCGGGGAATACTACAGCGTGAAAGCCTACTACATGCACGTTAAAAACGAAATACTCAAACTCAATGAAGGCAAGAACATTAAAGTCAGTAGACACGCTAAAGCTGGAACGGATTAACCTGCTTACCATGTATGCTAATGCAAAGACCAGGTATCTCAAGGATAACCTTGCACATAAAATTAAATCGGTCAACAAAGACCTATATACACAAACCAAAGAAAGTAAATGGCTATGAGTGAAGAAAAAAAAGAAACGGCAATACGCACACTTAGCAAATCACTAAGGCGTAGATTTCAAGGCGCATCTGTCAACATCTCATGGGTGGAACTGGATGCGTTTATGATGAAAGCACAGACACGCGAGATGACTAACCTAATCAATTCCTACAACGAAGGCTACACAGATTGTAAAGCAGGACTACCAAACAAAGCAGAAAATGAAAGCAACACTAACGTTTGACCTAACAGATGACCAGCACTCTTTTGATTGTGCGATCAATGGCAAAAAGTACTACGACCTAATAGATGAAATTAAACAGCACCTACGCAGCCTTGAGAAATACCAAGACCTTACAGAGGAACAGTATGAGATAATAGGTAAGGTGCGCGAATGGCTGCACTTGCAGTTACTTGATGCCGGGATAGCGGATAAGTTTTGATGCGCTACCTAATACTTAGCAGCGGAAGGATAGTAAAGGTTACTGATGAACTTTGCGATAGCCCTGCTTCCAAAGAAAGCGACCGAGTGCCTCACCTTCCGCATCAACTTTTTCCTCACTCCACTCAGGCTGTATGTGGTGCAGGTACTCGTGAACAAGAACAATAAGATACCGCATAGGTGGCAAGGTAGGGTCTATCTCGATTACATTATCGCAGTACAACCCATCAGCCTTCTCCCTACCGAGTTTGCGCTGTATGACTTTTGGATGTGGCTTGCGTTTCATTTGTGCTATATTTGCAATGTAGTGTAATCTGTTCATTGCATTATTGTTTTTATGTTATTGATTCAATCAGGCCCTACAACGGTGGGGCCTTTTTGATTATCGAATCTTACCATTAACAATACGATAGTTGCTTACTTCAAAATCTCCAGTATCTAATACCCGCACGTGCGCAAACCCGTGATGGTGTTTATTGATAGGCATGTAATCCGGGTGCAATTCGCATAGGCACGCCACACTCCAGCACGTTGTTATCTTGCCATTGATGTTAGGCTCGGTATGTTCACTTGCTTGGTGATGATGCCCGCACAATGCGCTATCCTTAGCACGTAAGAATAAGCCTCGCGCTATGTTCACAGGACTGAATACAGACGCACCCAGTTCATGCCCGTGTAAAATGGTCAACTTGCCTGCATGAATTATCTGCTTATCCGGGATGAATGTGATGTTGAACTTATCCAAGTGCATCAATGATTCAAAATTAAACTCATCCATGCCCAATAAGTCGGGAGCATTGCGCATGATGTAATGATCATAGCGCACATCGTGATTGCCACACTTGTAATAGATAGCAGCATTCGGGAATAGCTTGCGTAGCGTAGCAAGAAATTGCCTAGTCATTAACACTTCATGCCCGAAGTTGCGCTTACGTGGGTCTTTCTCAAAGCGACTAATAGCATAGAAGTCTATAATATCACCATTGAGCAGTATTGTGTTAACCTCATTCTCCAGTCCGTACTTTAGTGCAAGCGTTAATGCCTGTATGTTATGGTACGGCACGTGAATGTCACCGATTATAAGTATGTTATTGTGGTTTATCGGTAATTTGTAAGGTTTGTAGTTTGATTCCTGTGATGGTGGCAGGTCGAGCGGGTTGCTTTGCTCAGGCATCAACTCATCTACTATGCTACCAAAATCTGCAAAATGGTTTTCAAGTTTGGATAGGTTGCCCCTTACAGGCGTTTTAACGGGTGCGGATTCCTTTAAGTTGTGATACTTACGCCAACCGTAATACAGTCGCTCAAATGACTTTAATGACAGCTGGATATTGTGCTTAGCCATAGCCGCACGGATGCGACTAGCTATGCTACCTGTACCTGCGTGTATCTCTTTATAGATTTCCGCATATTGTCCCTGCATGTAGTATTATTTAGTGCCCCTAATATACCCGGCAAGCTCAGCAAGATTATTGCTAATTGTCATATTCTGCGAAGCTATAACGTCTATCTTCGCCTCGAGTTTATCAATGGCTTTGTTTTGCTCGTCTTTCATAACATTAAGTTTGTTATTAAACTCGTCTTTAGTTTCTTTGATTGATTCGGCAAGCATAGTTACCTCTCTCTTATGATATGATTCTACTTTACCTAGTGCGCTGGAAACCTTTACCACATCCCTTTTCAATGCGTAGTAAAGACCAGTAAGTGAAACCACACCTCCTACAATTGTCAGTATATCCCTCGGTTCAAACTCCATGTCTATAGTATTGCAAAATATATAGTAGAAAAAGCTAGCGTTGTGACACCTAAAGTGAGGGCCGTGTTAGAAATTATTAACCGTCTGTTGCGTTTCTTCAACTGACTAATCTCATTATCTTTCTCAGTAGCAATGGCCTTTTCAATGCTCTGTTTGTTCTTGTATATTTCCGCTAGCGTTTCATAACTCGCCGCCTGAATGCCTGTAATCTTTGCGTAATAGGTAACTTTTAACCGTTCCATCTGATACAAACTGTCGATTTCCTGAGCTGTCTTGTACCAATACATCATGCTATTGTAGTTCAGACTGAAAAGCTGCTGATCGTAGGTTGTAAGTTCGGGTGTAAAATCCTGCTTTGAGTAGGCTATCCGATTTTTTGAGCGTTGCCCGGAACTGATTGTTGGTAGCAGAAGGAGTAGCAGAAAGAATGTTGTAAGTTTCATTGCGGTAGATTTCATTGGTGATTTGTTGCTGTTGAATAATGGTGTCCTGATGCACCTGTAGTGAATCAATCTTAGCGAAAAGGCTATCCGTTTTAGAGTTGTTTACTTGAATGATTTGATAGAGTGAATCATTTACATCCTGTAACCTTTTTATAGCAGGATTTGTTACGGGACGATTGCAGGTTCGCACGCTGAATATCACAGCCAGTGCAAGAATGGTAATGCCTAATCCGATTGCTAGCTTTGTCTTTTTCCCCATCGCGTTATGTGTAGTTGTTTAGTTAATGGACGAATCTTATAATACACCCCATCACGGGTGCGGCTATCGCGCATGCCCTGCTCATTGGTGTTGCCTTCAATGGTGCGCACCGAATACTTGCCTACCTTGTCAACTATGCCTGTGTGACCTATACCCTTAAATCTTTTGCCGCGAAAACTGTTGTAACTTAATGTCATTACCAGCGCATCTTTGTCGCTAAATGATTGCAGAAACTTACCCTCCGTAAATATCACATCGCCCTTGTTGTATGCCGTAGGTGACCACCCCGTAATGGTGTGAGGTATGCCGCACTCGTCAAGCATAGCCATGACAAAGAATGAACACCATGCATAACCGGGTAACCAACCTTGCTGCTTCATAAGAATGAGCAGGGCCTTGTCATTAAAGCCCATGTTATTGCCACCTTTTTCTTGAACACCCACAAATGACGAAGCAGTTACCCTTACGCAGTAACCGTCATCAGCAAGTGCAGAATATAAAGGTATGCAGCAAAGTAGAACGCATATAAGAGCAGGTATAAGACAACCTTTTGCCATGTCGTTAGATAGGTGTTTATTTCATACTTTACTTCTTTGTTGTATATCTCCCGTTGCAATGCCCGAAAATTGAATCTGATGCCTAAAAAAACCACGAAGTTGGCAAAGACCATGACCATTGCAGCAAGCACGATATACTGGATGTATTCCGTGCTAATAAGCGCATCACCAAAATAGGCAACCGATACGGTACCCGATATGGCAAACACTAAAAAGGCAAGTGGTATAGACCAAAAGCCGTCAAATAACTCTAGCTTATAGCGCAGTTTCTTGTAAGTATTACTTACGGGTTGCTCGCTTGTCTTCTTCTTTGCTGCCATTGGCTCGTAGTTTTAGTGAAAGCTCACGCTCATACTTGCGCAAACGTTCCGTGTAATCTTGCTTTAGTGTTTTTTTATCACTCATGGTATACGATTAAGGATATTACGTGAGTAAGTAGGACGGTAACTAGTGGCTGTATTGCCTGAACTGAATTGATAGTTGAGCGTATTGGTCACATCAGTACGAGGTGAACGGTCAGGCCATTGCGCTGTTGAGTATTCTGGGAACAAACTAGAGTTAGCGCACAAGTAATCGACTAACAACGTAGTGTAGTGTTCCGCATTCTGCCTTGCACGATCTATCATATCCTTCATTACCATATCCGAAACAGGTACGGTGTCTTCAGATTGACGTTGCACCAGTGTGCCGTTATCCATGCGATAGCAAAGGTTAGGCGTAACATCCACCATTACCCACCACAGCAGCATCTTTTGGATGTAATCCTCTAACAATGTTTGGTAATTACCCGCGATAGTTCCCGCTGCCACATCTGCCTTAATCTTGTTAAGCAGGTCAGTTCCCAAAAAGGGAAGTAGCCACTTATCCTGTGCCAAATAGATGGAAGGATAAAGCAGGTTAGGGTCAACACTACCATTAACGGTTGTGTACTTCTTTATGTAATTCTCAGAGATTAATAATACTTCAGCCATAGTTATAATTATTGATTGCCGTATACAGGGTTAGTTGGTAAAAAGCCACGATGGGGCATGTCTTCAGGAAGCTGCGCCACATACTTAGGATTGCGCACCTTATATCCCATACGTTCAGCCGTGGCAACTGCTACACGTGTTGCATCTGGATCATTAGGATTAATCTTCGCACCTTTGGCATCTACATATACACGCTTCTCCCAAAAATGGCGACAATTACCACCCCCTTTCCAATGCCATATGTCGTATGTGTCCGCACCTTCAGGCCCCCATCCGGGATTGACTGCTACATTTTCCATAGCCACAATATCTTCTTTGCGATATAGCTTACCCGCTTCCATCATCTTCGCACAGAATGGACGCATATTATCATGCCCAAAGCTACCTGCGTAAACGTAACGAGTAATAAAGTACTTACCATCCACCACAGCATCTTGCTCACTTTTAGCAGCTGGCCTAGCAGCACCCGTGCGTACTGCAAACTCATGCTCAATCTCTTCATCTGCGTTGTAGCTATCTATCAATATCCATTCAGGATTCTCATCTTCACCTAATGCAATAAGCGCATCACCTGCCGTGCTATCATCTACTTTTTTTTTTAATTCAACACTCGATTGAATTACTTCTGTAGGTTGTAATGTACCCGGTAAAACATCCGCAAAGATTGCATCGACCGTAGCCGCTGGTAATGTTGGGAATGCAGCCTGTACAATTGCCTTTGCACTTGTCACAGGTACAGCACCCGCAGCACTTTGCATCACAATGTCAATCAAAGATGTAATCTGCGCACCGTTCAAAGCCGTAGCAGCGACATCCGTAGTAGTGCCTGTTGCATTCGCATCGGTTACAACAGATGCCTGCTCTGCTACAAGTGGAGTGTTTGGTATAATTTCAAAGTTTACACCGGGTAATTGATTGCTCAATAATTCCTCGATGCTCTTGTTTATTTTCTCTTGGTATGGCTCAATGACCTGCTTGTTAAATATCTCAAGACCTGTAGACATTTCGTCTTTGTTACTACCAAAGCCTGTACCCGTGTCACGTATACCAAAAAGCAAAGGAGTAGTAACACGGTGTGCGGTAATTATCTTTTGTGTCGCAGTAGTATCCATCAATTGGTACTGCTTATCCGCATCATTAACAGGAAACGGTGTAATCTCAGTTTTCGGTTGATCACGTTCGTTAAAGAACATGACCACCTTACCTGCATTACGTGCGCCACTCATCTTGTTTTCCCAGTCCATCATCATCTGTTGCTTCTGCTCAGGCGTTGCTTGCCCATTGTAGAAGTTGATAATCGTAGAAGGGAAAAGACCGTTGCTTATTTGGTTGATATGAAAGATTGAAATCTGCTTATCTAACTCAATGTAGTTAATCGCACTCCAGTAATCGGGGCGAGGGTAAGCCTGTGAACCTGTATACGTGAAGCACCAATAGATTTGGCGTGGTTCTTCAGACCTTGTTAGGTAGTTATACTTTGGTATGAACTCAGGCGTGTTCTTTTTCTTGCGGGTATTAGACCAGTCGTAGCTATGATATACACCTATTTCGCTTTCATCTTCCTGATTGATTGCAATGCGGCACTCTTCAAATGGTATCGCATTTAGCTTGGCAATCTGTGTGCGGTCATTACTCCATATCACTTCGATAAAGAAACCACCAAACAACTTCAAATCGTGCGCACACGCATAGGTCAATTCATCAATCTTTAGCGCATCCAGTTCAGCCTGATATTGCTCTGACTTAATACCCTTCCCGGCTATCATGTCACCAATGGCTACAACTAAACTACCATGTACGGGTGATTCGTGCGCAAGGTCACGCAAGTATTTTGGAAAATCGTTTTGGTCACCGTAGTTAACCCAACCTTTACGGTCTACTTTTTCAGCATCCGATTTGGCTACGTATTCGCTAAGCTTCAGCGATACTATATTTGATTCTTTATGCTCCATAGATTATGTCGTTTGGTATTACATCGGTCGGTACATCAAAGTAAGAAGTGTTGTTAGTCAGTACAGCGTAACCACGCTCCACCAAACCAATAACAGCACCATTTGACGGGTCAGTATTAACGGCAGAATTTTGCCCATATACCTCGTATCTATACCTGCCCGAACGTGTAAGACCAACAGTTGTAATTGTGAGTTGTGTGATGCGCACATTTTCATTTACGATTACGGCAACCTGCGCTAGGTCTGTGCCTGTAGTGCTGTTCTCTTCATGAGTTAGCACCAACAAATAGTGTGTATATGCTGTAGCAAAGTATTGCCTTGCTTCATCTAGCGAAAGAAACACGGTCTGATTCGCTGTATTTGTAACTAGATATATCATGCCTTTATATTTAAAAAGGGCAAGTCAAATATAACCTGCCCTTTTTTACAATACAACAAGAACACACAAACGGAAAACAATTCTTAGTAAGCAGGGCTTACAGTAATACCTGCGAAGTTATCGAAAGGTACGGCTGTAAACGGCTCAAGGTGTACAGCTGGAGCAAGTTCTTCTGCCACAGCGGTAACTTGGTAACCCATCAAATCTGCTTTCTGCGCTCCCGATTGTACAGTACCGGCAGTAAGCTGTGCGCCTTCACCTGCACCAACGAGCAAAATTTGGTCGTCATTGGTACGTACAAATACAATCATCTTCGCCTTTGCTACATTCAAGAACTCGTTGCGCATCTCTTGGTTCAACTTACCGAAAGTCCATTGAACTTCCTGAGAGAAAAACAAAGTACCAGTTTCCAAGTTCTTTTGTACAGTCTCGATATAAGAACCTGAATTGCGGAATGGAACGTAACGGTAGATAGTAGCAGTAGGCAAGCCGTCCACTTCTCCATCAGGGCCACCGTAAGTGATACCCGATGTGAAGTCATCGTAGTTAGCAATCAAAATTTCTTTAACACCTCCGATACCCTCAAGGCATCCGAGTGTAAAACCAGTAGTTAATTCACAAGCCATACTATGTATATGTTTTAAAAGGGGGCTGTTACACCCCCTTGATTATTAATTATGCTCCCCAGTAGGTGATGTCTTCACCAACTGCAATCTGCGCTCCGAGGTAGAAGCGTGCGCCATAGCGTACGTTTTGTGAACCATCCAAGTTCTGCATGTCCAAGATGAACACTTCGTTCATTTGGTTCTCTTGCCATGTACCGAGCATCAAGTTGCTTGGCTGTGCGAAGATGATGTTGTTTGCAGTCATACCCGGGCAAACGTAGATTTCGTACATTCCTACGAAACGCTTAGATACTTCTGGTCCACCTGTCAAGTACCAACCATTGCCATCAGCAATTTGTGCTTGCATGTAAGCTTCCCAAGCAGCCTGTCCCATGTAAAGTGCAGGCTTTTCAGCAGCACCTTTTACAGCAGCAGGTGCAGTGTTGATTACATCCCAAATAGTTGCGATGATGTTAGTATCACTCAATGCGCCTGAACCTGCAGACACAGCACCTGAACCACCTGCCTTAATCAAAGTTTCAAAACCATCGTATTCACCAGCTGTTGCGTTAACACCTGACCACATGATTGTTTCGTTGGCAGCAGCAATACCACCAACCAAACGACCGATGATAGCGTCTTGGATTTGTGTGTTTACACGACCGCTCATTACATCAGCAGTTGTCCAGTCAATGAAGAAATCTTTTTTACAGATTTGACGTTGAACTTGGAACTCTTCCAAAGTCAAGATGCGCTCAGTCAAAGTGATCGTGCCTGTTGGCGTGAAATCACAAGTGCCAGCGGCAAATGTTACAGTGTCATCAATTTTACGTACTACTGATTTGTAAGGTACGTTAGGCTTCATTGTCACGTACTGTGCAGATACGTTTGACAAGAGTGCCTTTGCTACGATTTCACCAGCTAATTCACCTGCATAGGTGGTGGTGAGTGAAGTTGTTGTTGGCATTTTTAAATAGAATTATGAGGTGAATTATTTGCTTTGTTTGTTACGGATATTCTCCATGAAGTCAGCGAATGAATTACCATTCGATGCTACAACTGGAGCCGCATTCTTTTTGAATTCTTGAGACTTTACGCTAGGAACGGCAGGGGCTTTTTTAACTGAGGCAAGCTCAGCCTTTACAGCGTCCGTGTCTTTCTTAGCAGATTCAACAGCAGCAGCAAGCTCAGTCTTTTCAGTTTCAAGTGCTGCGATGCGCTCAGACAATTGACCGATTACGGCTACGAGATCCTCGCTGCTCATTTCAGTAGACTGTTCTTCGCGTTCGATTTCAGAAAT